AAGAAATTGTTTAAATGCCACGCGGCCTAAATCCTTACGATGAGGCTCGGTTGCAGGGGCGGCTGTGGACGCCAAACCCTGAAATAATACGAAGGGGTCTAAATTTAGACGCGCAAAAAAACATTACAATTGTTAGCGGCGCGGTTTCTCAGTGGGATGATTCGGATAGTCTTTGGTCTTTTACTCAAGGGACTGCTGGACTTCGCCCTGCTTATCAAGCAACGGGATGGAATAACACTCCCTCTGTTGGGTTTACAGCCGCAACTCAACGCTTAGTAGGCACCGCTTCTTTTACACCCCTTGTCACCACTTCCGCATTTACAGCGTTTACGGTAATCAATCAAACAGCAACAGGGTGGTTTTTTGAACATGGACCCCTTACCCCTACGGCCAGAACCGGATTAGTTGTTATTGGAGCCGATTTGCTTGCGGTTCTAAACGGTCAGACTACAGGCACAACGATTGCCACGAACACAAATTATCTACTTGTATGGAGATTTGACGGCAGCGCCTCAACAAAATCAATACTGCGTGTAAATGGTGCGCTGGTCGCTTCAGGTGGGATCACAGCAACGGCCACAACAGGTACTGGTGCTTTGTTTGTTGGATTTGGTCCCGACCCGAATAGTTTTACAGGTAGAATGCGAGACCTTTTAATTTTGCCTTATGCGGCGACGGATAGGCAAATTGAGTTAATAGAGGGATATTTGTATTGGAAGGGCGGGCGGCTTGTTGAAACGCCGCCTGCCTCACATCCTTTTCGCAACCGCCCACCTCTCATTGGTGACTGATTATGTTAAGGGTTAGGGTTCCTAGGATTGCAAGTCTTTCTGGGGCTATAAATGGCGTTGCATCAGGTAGTTTTCCATTAACTGGAGACTCAACAGGCACGGTCATAATTAATGGCATTGCTTCAGGTACTTTCTCGCTGACTGGAAGCTCATCTGGAACGATTATTATTAATGGGGTTTCTTCAGGAGATTTACCGCTTTCAGGTTCTTCTACGGGTGTTGTTGTCACCGCAACCACTAACGGCGTTGCATCTGGGACTTTCCCGCTTTCAGGTAGCTCTACAGGAACAGTCATAATTAATGGTGTTTCTAGTGGTGATTTCTTGCTTTTAGGTTCCTCTACAGGCACTGTCGGTACCGCAACAATTAATGGCACAGCATCTGGCACATTTCCTTTAACTGGGGATTCTACAGGAACAGTACCAATAAATGGTGCCGCCAATGGGAATTTTCCTCTTGATGGTACAGCCATTGGGGCTGGGCCAGCAAATGCTGTGGCTTCTGGTTTATTTGGATTAACTGGCCTAGTAACAGGAACAAGCGGCGGACAAACACTTACTCCTAATGGCGGTGCTCGTAGAGAATACCAGCCAACTACTTATGAGTTAATAGAACGGCGTAAAATTGAGCGTGAATTTGAAGAAGCACAATTAAAACTTAAAACAACCGAAAACAAAATTCAAACTCTTGAAGTTAAACGCGCACGCGATTTAGCCGACGAAGCCATGCAAATTGAGCTTCTTGGTTTACTTACTCAGCAGAATGAATTGATGCAACTCATTGATAAGTTGCAGCAACAAAAATTAAGAATAATAAACGACGATGACGAAGTAATGTTGCTCTTAATGCGCCTGATAAATTAACCCCTTGCAATCAAGCTAAAAGGAATGTATATGGAAAACAACACAGATGCTACCGCAACAGCGGCTCCCTCTGTTGAAGATCGATTCACCGTTGAGACCAATATAGCCCCTGAGAAGGCCGAACCTGAAAAGGTTGAGCCTGCAAAGGTTGAAGCTACTGAGGTTTCAAAGCCGGATGCGGAACCCGATGAGGAACCGACCGAGCAGAAATCGATCAACCCCCGCACAGCCCAACGTAAAGCCGAAAAAGAACGCCTCCTTCGTGAAAACGCCGCCTTGGCTGAGCGAGTTAGGATGTTGGAGCAAAAAAACGCTCCTGTTTCGGATGCACCGAAGGCTAAGGACACATCAAAAGCACCAAAAGTCGAAGATTATGAGGACGTTCTAGAATATACAGCCGCGCTTGCCGAATGGAAAGCCGGAGAGATATTTGAAAGACGGACTTCTGAGCTTTCTTTGAAAAAACAGGAAGAATCTCTTGCAGAGAGATTTGAAGTTTTAAGAGAAGAAAAGCCTGATCTTGATGAAAAAATGGATGCGTTGGTAAAAAGCAAATTGGTCACGCCGGAGATTTACAAAGCAATTCTTGCTTCTCCCGTTGGAGCAGATGTTAGTTACCACCTCGCAAACTGTGCGCAAGACTTGATGTTTTTACGCGGGATGCCTCCTGAAGCTTTGCCCAAAGCGATAAAGACCATTGAGGCTTTTATCAAAAAGGGCGGCGAGCAACAGGAAAAACCAAAAATTACGAAGGCTGAACCTCCTATTACGCCGCCGGGTGTGACAGTTGCCAATAGGGACGTAAGTTCTTATTCACAGCAGGAAATAGAAGACATGCCTTTAAGTCAATACAAGATTTTAACAGGAATTAGGAAATAACTGCTACCTTGGAGCCCCTTGGTAGCTAACCCTTACCAAGGAGGCCATCCCGTGCCAAACGTAGTCCCAATTAATACACACGTCGCCAAACGTATGTTGGCCCGCTTAGATAACATGATGGCCATGCAATCAAACGTCAACAGAGATTTTCAAGCGGATTTAGCCGATTCCCAAAGAAAGCATGGCGGGATTATCAACATCCAAAAGCCGCCTCAATTTAACATTCGCACCGGCGAAATTATGGAAGTGCAAAACGTAGTCGTCCCTGCAATAAGCACCAGCTTAAATATGTTTGGGGTTGATGTTTCTGCAAGCCAACTTGACTTACAAATTTCGCATGATGCGGTGCAACGCGGCATGATTGACGGAGTTCTTGATGGTGCAGCCGCTGCCCTAGCCGCTAAAATCGAAGCTGATGGGTTTGATCTTGCTTTAAAAGTTGCAAACGTGGTCGGAACCCCAGGAACTACAATCACTGATCCTAGTGTGCTTTCTACTGCTGGAGCACTAATCACCTCTAACGGCGGAAAAATTGGCAAGCGCGGACGTTTCGGGCTGCTTAATAGTTTTCAAAACGCCAGTTTTGCAACCGGGGTGAAAAGCTATTTCAATCCAGTGACCACTGTAAATGACGCATACGCTGAAGGTCTATTGGGCAATGGTTACGGCTTTGAACTTTATGATTCTCAAGTGGCAAATACGTTTACTTCAGGTGTTTACGGCGGTACGCCCCTGACGAACGGTGTGTTGGTCGCTGGTAACACCATTGTGACCGATGGTTGGACTCCGACCACGACATCGTTAAACGTAGGTGATACCTTTACGATTGCTGGTTGCTTTAACCGCAACCTTCAGACTAAGAGGTCTACTGGCCGTTTGAAAAGCTTCGTTGTAGCTGCCAAAACGGTTACGGACGGTTCTGGTAACTCCACCATCACTATTGGTGAAGATGGGATTATCCTTTCAGGTCCACTGCAAAACGTCATTAACGCTAGCGGCGGTAATACTTTTGCTGACAACTCAGCGATTACTGTTACTTCAGGAGCTTCTAATACAACTTCTATCCAGTCGCTTTTGTACCAGAAAAACGCTTTCACTCTGGCGGTTGTTCCTGTCGCAAAAATCCCAGGCGATTTGGGCGTTAAACAAACGGTTGTTAGCGATAAAACAAGTGGACTGTCTATCTCCATGAAAGAGTTTATTGACGGAAAAACAAATCAGCACATGGTTCGTTTTGACGTGCTCTACGCATGGCTTGAAACGTACCCACAAATTGCTTGCCGTATCCTAGGTTAATCACAAATTTAAAGGAGTATTTAATATGGCCGTTGCTACATCTACAAACGTAACTTCCCTTCTGCGGGAAAGCCTTAACTCGATGCCTGATGGCAGTGGCGTTAGCGGTACGTTTACCGCTAACGGTGCAACAAGCGTAACCGTGGTTGAGCCTAGATTGACTTCTGGGCACAGTATTATTCCTACCCTAGTTACTGTTGGGGGTACCGTTGGTGCTCTTCCATCAGTAAAAACCCGCACCAACGGAGTAGGCTTTACGATTTCAGGCACTGCTTCAGACACTTCAGTCTATAGCTATAAGCTGATTTAGCCATGGGACGTAGAGCAAAAGACTACGTTCCTGAAACACAGGAAGCTGATGAGATTCAAGAATCGGAGGTGGTTGTAAATGCCATCTCCGAGGAAGAATACCAGCGGCGCATTAAACTTGACGTGAGCGACCCGCTTTACATCAACCCATCTTACGACAGGTAAAACATGGCTTACACAGCCCTTAACCTGATAACCGATGTGTTACTGGATATGGGCGTTATAGCCGATCAAGAGACCCCTACTGCTTCCCAAAGCGTGGGGGCTTTGACCAAGCTAAACGACCTTATCGAGTCATGGAATCTCGACCCGCAAAAGCTGTACGGGGCAACTCAGTACATTTTGCCTTTTGTGGCTGATCAAGCGACATACACAATAGGGCCAGGCGGGAATCTAAATATTGGCCGTCCTGACGGAATCTATGCCGCATTTGTGCGTAACACCACGGCAACGCCATCACAGCAGCAAGACATTCCCATTACCATTCTTACTGACCAGCAATGGGCGGACATTCCCGTTAAGGGTATGCAGGGTACGTTTCCATTCGCCATCTGGTTCAACATGACCTATCCCTTGATTACGGCCTATGTGACCCCGATTCCAACGGGTTCTAATTACAGCTTGGTGTTTTGGGATGGAAACGCCAATGCGACTCTTGCGTTGAACACAGTGCTTGATCTCCCGCCCGGCTACAAACGCGCTATGAAATACGCTTTGTTTATCGAATTGGCGGCTGGGTATCAGATTCAAGTCCCCGCAAGCATTCAAAGCCTCGCCATTTCATCAAAAATGTCTATTGACCGTCAAAACGCAACTATCAACACTTTAAAAACCAGCGCGGCTTCTTATTATGACATTGAAACTAATACCATAAGGACATTTTAAGGTGGACGCGGGGGTTGTCGGCGGGTCTTCTCAGCAAACCTCGCTGCCGTTTAATGCTGAGCGTACGATCAACATGTACGCCGTCCTTGACCAACAGGGTAAAAAGCCAGCCTCATTGTACGCACGGCCTGGGAATACATTGTTCGCCACATTAGGCTCCGGACCTGGGCGCGGTGGGTTTGTGGCAACTAATGGGCGAGCCTTCGTAGTGTCTGGCTCTCAGTTGTACGAATTGCTTGCCTCTGGCACAGGTACAGTCCTCGGTAGTCTCCTGACCAGCTCAGGGGATGTGACAATAGATGAAAACGGCGTGCAGCTAGCTATCTGTGACGGCAGGGATTTATATATCCTAACGTATGCAACCAATGCGTTTTCGCGGGTGGTTAATCCAAACCTGCCCAGCGCGGCCAGTGTTTGCTTTCTTGATGGGTATTTCATCGTTAACCGTTCATTAACAAGCGGGATATTTCAGATTTCTGCCCCGTACGACGGTTTTACTTGGGCGGCCTTAGATTTCGCCACGGCTGAATCATCGCCTGATAGTTTGCTGCGCGTGGCGGTCATTTTCGGGCAGTTATGGTTATTCGGCGACATTTCCGTCGAGCCTTGGAACAACACGGGCGGATCGTCTTTTCCGTTCCAACGAGTAAACAGCTCATCGCAGCTTTCCGTAGGCGTGGTAGCACCGAGCACGGTTCTAGAGTTCGACAACACAGCTTTCTGGGTGGGTAAGGACAAGAACGGCTCAGGAATTGTTTACAGGGCTGATGGGTACTCTCCCCGCCGTGTTTCCACTGAGGCCATTGAATTGCGCCTGCAAGCGGCACCGTCAATCTCAACGCTTAGGGCAATGGCCTATCAAGAGGCCGGGCATACCTTTTACATCATCACGGGCGGCGGCATGGAAACCGCGCTTGTGTACGATGTTTCAACGAAGCTTTGGACAGAATGGGCTTACTTCAACAGCATGGGCAATTATGAGTTGCCGTTAACCAATGACCTGATAAACGCTTTTGGCAAAACGATTGCTCTTGATAGGACATCGGGCAAGGTTTATGAGCAGTCCTCGAAATATTACTCCGACAATGGCGACGAGATAGCGTGCGACAGGATTTTTACGCACATCTTTGACAACGGAAATCCTTTTATAATCAAAAATTTAACTGTTAACTTTGAAACAGGCGTGGGCAACACAACGGTGACAAATCCAAAAGCCATGCTGTATCTATCAAATGACGGTGGCCGTACGTTCTACATTTACTATGAGGCTGCTTTGGGTGCTGTCGGTAACTTCCTAACCCGTGTTGTCTGGTGGCGGCTTGGGCGGCATCGGCAATGCACGTTCCGGGTGCGGGTGACTGATTCTGTGAAACGAGTAATAACAGGTGGGAGCTTCAATACCTAATGACCGCAGCCATTGCACCCATTGCCGATAATGTTCTTGATGAAAACGGTCAAAAGTTTCGTCCGTCTTGGATTGTGTATTTTTCCGAACTTAACCGCGGCGATGTGGGTACAACGTGGACACCAGTTATAACAAACTTGACCGCTGT